GAAAAAACATCATCAAGAGAGATATCACCTATCAACTCTTTCTTTTCTTCCTTTATCTTTTTCTTTTCACTACCAATGGAGCTAAAGAAACTATCTAAGGATTCATTATTTTTGGGTTTATTATCCGTCATTCTTCAATAAAGAGTTTCCCATATATCTTATTTATTTGGGGTATTTTTCTTTAATAATTTTTGTAGCTCTGTAGTAGAACCTACAAACAAAGCATTATTAACAGTTGTTGGTCCTTTTGACTCCTCCTCTTTATTAACATCCTTAACTTTCTTCTGAAGATCCATCAATTTATCTGTAGCATCAGAGACACTCTTAATCAATTGACCAGCAACTTCATATGCTCTAGGCATTTCACTTTCTTGAGCAAGTTCAAGAATACCATTAATTGCTTCTTGTCCTTTTTCAATTATACTATAAAGATTACCTCTTGTATAGTCATAATCCTTTTCAATATCATTTTTAGTTAATCTATCTGGTTTTGATATTCCTACATTAGTCACATCAGTGAGTTGATCCTGCCTTTTAACACAACCTCCTTCTGGAGTAGTACTTACTTCAGTTGGAGTAATGTTTAAAGTTTCGTCTAATTTATCATTATTTACTGGCATAATTTATTCCTTAAGTGAAACCACCATCAAATCCAAAATCATCACCAAATTCAATTAGAGCTGTATCTTCCTTAGCAGCAGTATAATCTATACCAAGTACTTGTGCTCCCTTAACGTGATTCTGAACTGTCGAATTATCCTGTGCTCTCTTAACTGTTAGTTTATTACCAGTTACTGATTCAACATACATCTCTTCTTGACCAATATAGATGTACTTACTAGCAACAATCTGAGTTCCATCATCAACTTCTATAACTGTTTCAAGAAGGTCTACATTCTCAGCAATTAATGTCTTAACATCACCAGTATAGTCTTTAGTTGCTCTTCCACTTACACTATAAGTAACATCTCTTGAAGGTGTAGCACCCTTAGCCTTACTACCAGCAACATATCCAATAGTAGCCTTTCTGATAACAGAACCAGAAACATCTGATATAGGACCAAATAGAGTTGTTTTTGCTGTAAAAGTTAATGTATAAATTAATGCTCTTCTAGTATCAAAATTTCCTTCATAATCATCTTCCATTGTGATATTATCTAACTGAATAGGAACATCTCTCTTCTCTTTTAAATTACCTAAGAAGTTAATAGGAAGTTGATATGCTGGTTGAAAATATGGTAAAATCTGTTCTGTAATTTGAAGCATATCATCATTTAACTTAGTCATGATTGATAGTTCAAATTTCATATTATAGGGAACAGGTAGATAATTTTTCTTTACCTCTGTACCATCAGGACTTTGATTAATAATTGTTTGAGTCTGTGTAGACTTTCTAGTGGGGTCATATTGAAGTCCAAGAAACTCAAAAGACATTCTTGGTAAAGTTATTGAAATAGGTTTATTCAAATCTGCTTCTTGTTGCATTCTTGCAAGAAACTTTTGAGTAGGTCCATATGCTAATGGAACCTTAATTATTGAAGAATCACCGTGCTTAACTTCTATCCCATTAAACAAGGAACCAAATCCAATAATGACAGACCTAAAGATCTCGTTGTAAAAATACTCAAACATTAATCTATACCACTATAATACTATTTATTAAGGCATTCCAAATGGATTCTTTTCAGTAAAATCTATAATAGAATCTGCCTGTGTCTGAATGTTATCATTATCATCAAACCCTGACACTAAATTATCAGTATTTGTCTTTAATACAGCATACAAAGCACCAGAATTAGATCCTAGAATTGTTTCACCATCAGTGAATTTACCATCCACAATAGAAATCTCTAACGTATTATTTACAGAATCCCATTCTTTAACTCTTGCAGTTGTTCCAGATGTCTGTCCTGTAATAGTTTCATTAAAGACATATGAACCAGTTCCAACACCTACTCCAGCACCAGTTGGAGCTTCAAATGTAACTGTTGGTTCTGCAGAATATCCAATACCAGCATTAGTGATATAAGCAGTTGTAACAACACCAGCAGAGTTAATATAACCAATACCATAGGCAGCAGTACTACCCACTCCAACACTTCCTGGAGCACTAATGGTGAAGGTTGGATGTGTAGTATATCCAGAACCACCACCAGTAACAGTAACTATACCAACAGATCCAAGAGTTGTAATTCCTACTGTAGCAGCAGCACCTACTCCATTACCTTTAGGATCTTGAATAGTTATCCAAGGTGCTTCTGTATAACCAGCACCAGCATTGGATATATGAATAGCAGATATCTTACCATCAGTTAATCCTGTTTCACAATCTATCCAAGTGTTAGCAATAGAAGCTACACCAACAGCATCTTGACTTCCAGATGGAGAAGAAGATATACCAATTAAAGGTTGAGCTTTATACCCATTACCCATATTAGACATATAGATTTGAGTAACACCACCAGTTGCAACATATGATGCAGTAGCAGTTGCTGTAGTAGCAGACCCTATCATTGTAAGAGTCTGTATATAACCCAACTGTTCTACTTCATCATCAATAGTCTCAATACCAGTATCAATAACCTCATCCTCATAACGGAAGAGTTCACATTTGAGTTGATAAACGTAATTCTTTTTAAGTTGATAGAATGGTTGTTCGTGCTCAACATACTTAATCTCAAATAACCTATCACCTAATGGGAAGTAAATAAGATCTCCTTCTTTTGGTCTAGTAGCTAACTCAACATTTGGTAGATTTTTTATTAGGGGTGTAATATATGTCTCATATCTTTCTCTAGAAATTACAAGAGTAAGGTCATCTACATTCTGTATACCAAACTTAGAAAGAAGTGTTCCTTGTCCACCATATCCTTCATAACTATCAACATATGCTTCTAATGGATATGCACTATCAAATTTAGATTCAATAACTTCTCTTATAACAGTATTTTGAGAAATATATCTTCTTGGTATGTAATATACCTCAACGCCATAAATTGTCAACTGTTCGTTGATTAGACTCTGGACTAAACTTTGTTCACTTTCAGAACCTTGTAAGAAATATGAATTTAATGCCATATCCTCAACCTATCATATCTAATGGTGGAAGTTCATAAGTACTGAGCATTTCATCTTTTATTTCATCAATTTCTCTCTGCCCATCATCAAATATTTGTCTTCCATTAAGTTCAACACCACCTGGTAATTTAACTCCTTGGAATTTGATTAAATTCTGACCCCATTGTTTTTTAATCAATGCAGTAAGATATTTCTTTAAAAATCTATCATTATAAACTTTAGTAGATGCATCTGGATCAAGAGCAGTATAGCATTCTATAATTAAAACATCATCTGCAACAACTTCACCCCAATCAATATCCAAATATAATCTATCTTGTCTAATATTAAACCTAACTCTAGTATGAGTATTTAAAAGGAAATCCATAGTTTCCAAATAACTCATAGCCATTGAATATCCCAATAACTCAGTTCTTCCCCAGAAATATAAATCATTCAAAACTAACTGATACTTGAAACTGAACATGTTTCCAGACATGCCCATTGCTCTAGTACTATTAACTTTAAATACCTTTTTAACACCTATTACATTAGGAGGTATTTGAATATAATTACTACTCTCATAATACTTATAAGTAACAGTTCCAACACCTGCAACATCAGAAGAAGCAGTTGTTGAAGATATCCCTGGACCATTAACTGGGTCACTATCAACCTTTGCCTTTCCTCTATCTATATCTCCTTGAGTTATCTTATACTTTAAAAAATTATCAGTAACACCATCATAATGCCTTTCTTGATAAAATTGAATAGCATCATCCATTAAGTCCTGAAGTTGCTCATTTGCAACGTTAATCTCCAGAACAGGAGCACCCAATTGTCTTAGGGAATAATCAATTAATTCTGATCGTGAAGAAGGTTGCGCCATTTATACACTTTTTACCTTATAGTTTATTTAGGATGGAGCAGATGATATGCCTCCTTGAACCAATATATTTCCTTCAACAATTCTATAAATGGTAGATCCAGAACTAACTAAAATATCATAAACGTGCCTACCTTTCTTTAAACTTCTAGTAGCAGTAGAACCTAAAGATATTTGAAATTCTCCACCTGCAGCACTAGTAAATCCAACACTAAAAGTTGCTCCAACTCCTAATGTTGCTCCAATAGCAACAGATTTAGTCATCTGTGAAGATCCACTATAACCAGTTAGGTTATAAGCAGATTTATCTGTTTTAAGTACAGCAAATGTGGACTTAAAATCTGCTCCTGAAAGAATAGTTAGATTAACACCGTAAGCTACTCCAGAATCTGGATCAAATGTAATAGTGTTATTTGCCATGTTACTTACTTATTAGTGTTTGAAGCATTGATTTAATATCACCAATATCACCACTCAAGTCATCTACTTTCTTTTCAAGATCATTTATCCTATCCTCTTTAGACCTCATCCTATTTCTCTGTT